AACAGAAGATACTGAAACTCAGACAATTTATAGAGGTATATTGACCTTTTCTAATCTAGTAGAGCAATTATGAGGTTAGAGTTATACAGATATAGTTCCGAAAAAGATAGTACCTTAGGCATGTTATTTATAGTAGATGATGAAACAAACAAAAAAGATTTTTTATGCTTTACTCTCGAAGATGAAAAAAGAGAGGTCAAAGTTTATGGAGAAACTCGCATACCTGAGGGCACTTATCCGATTAAATACAGAACGGAAGGAGGTTATTTCGCTAAATACAAAAAAAGGTTTCCTAATCTTCACAACGATGAAAGAGGTGTTCTTCACATTGACGACGTTCCTAATTTTGAGTACATTCTTATTCATTGCGGTAACGATACTAGTCATACACATGGTTGTGTCCTTGTTGGGGATGTTATATCGCAAAATATTAACAAAGAGCCATTTTTAGGACAATCTTCTAATTGTTATAAAAGAATTTATCCTAAAATTTCTAATATATTAGAATCACAAAAACATCTGTCAATTAAAATTATTAATTTTGAAGAAATCTAAATCACAAAATATGGAGGATATTACAAACAAAAAAGTTGCATTAGATGTCGACGGAGATGGTAAAAGCGACATAAAAATTGATATTAAATTTTTAGGATTATTAGTGGGTGGCATCATATCACTTACAATGACGTATTCACAATTAACCTCTGAAATAGAAGTAGCCAAAACATTACCTGAATATAAAATAGAACAAGACGATACAAAAGTAATCAATCAAAAAATAGATTATTTGATTAAAGAGTTAGAAAAATACGAGGAACAAACTAATAGAAGATTAAACAGTTTAGAAGATAAGGTATATAAGAAATGAAATTATTGAGTGATGTAAGTCTTTCTGAAAGTGATGTAAACAGTCAACTAAAAGTTAATCAAACTTTATCTAAAATAAATACATTAATGGATGTTGCAGATGGGTTAAAAGAATGGGAAGGTGTACAAAGAATAGAATTATTTCTACGAATAGAAAACAAATTAATTGATTTAATAGATGAATTGTAATGGATGTGAATTTAGCGAATGTGGATTTTGTCCTTTTGGGAATTACTCTTTTTAGTGCATTGCTTACTGGTGGTTTTATTATCTACATATGGACAAGTGAACAAGAAGATAAATGAATAAAATATTTGAAAAATTATTTGGTGAAACTGCAAATGGCATAGCTAATATCGTAGATAGGTTTGTGCAGACAAAAGAAGAAAAACATAAAGCAAATCAAGAGATACAACAATTGTTTCAATCTTTTGAGATTGAAATGCAGAAAAATACAACTGAAAGATGGAAATACGATTCAACCTCTGATTCATGGTTATCAAAAAACATTAGACCATTAGTT